TTGTGCAATTTTTCTAATTTTACTCTTGTATCGTTTCATGGCATTTTGTTTAGCTTTTTCCATTTCAAAATCTGTCTCAAATCCATATGGATACATTACTCGCGCCACTTCTTCTGCTGCATCATCTATTAAAATTAGTAAAAAAGAAGATTGTTCTGGTGTATAATCATCACCAATACACTCAATTAATTCGTTTAATATTTCTTCCTTCATAATTATTCCTGCTTTCTACGCGAAGTTTTAGAGCTAGAATTTCCTTTTTCTGCTTTTCTCTGTTTGTCCTGTATTCCTTTAGAAGTGCCAGAGATTAAATCCGGCACTTCCTCCCCTGCTGCGTAGAATTTTCCGTTTCTTTTTATAATATGATCGTAAATCACTTACTTATCCTCCTACTTTACTTTAAGGACATAAGTACTATCCATACCTTCAAATGACGGAAGAACGATTTGAGAAGCAGTTGTAGAATATTGTACTGGTGGACCGTAATCTGTTTTGACAGCAACAGCCACACCTGTATCAACAATGCTTACATCCACATTTGAGTCTCCAAGAAGAGTTCTTTCCTCCGGTGTCACTCCATACCAAGTATTTCCAAGCTGTCCAGCCCCAATAATTGTTGCGTAACCATCTGGATAAAACTTCTTTTCTTTTCCGTCATAATCTGTGTACATCTTATCATATAAGATAGGCTGCAATCCTGTTTGCGTCGCAAATACATCTTTTGCTGCTGCCTTAGATAAAAAGTCGACATTTACACCCGCACGAGTCACAAATGCATTCTTAATTTGCTTCATATCAAGCAAATAATTAAATGTAGTAGTATTCATCATAATGTAAGTTGGCACGACACCAATGCCTGATAAATAATCTACTCCTTTTTGTACATCATTTAAAGGCTTTGCGGTTTCCGGATTATTCCATGTATCACTCCCGGTAAGCTCGGCAAAATGTTTTGCTTTCCAAGTATTATCAGAATCATATTGGTAACTGTAAATTGTATTATCTGCTTTTCCGATATCAATTTTCATTACTCCGTCAATCGGCGCAAGCAGTTGCATACGCATACGTTCCGCGGAAATATTTGCTCCATCAATAAGATTACCTACATCGTCATAAATGCGTTCAAGAACTTCATTTAAATATGGGTCATTTGAGTCAGCCGCTCTCATAATTTGAGCCAAATCCTGCTCTTTAATGACCATGGACTCTCTAAATAAAGGCATTTCTTCCAGAGTTACATTAAACCCTTGTCTTGGTCTGATTGTCGCCAAAGAATCATAGGAAGATGGTTTTAAGGCAATTCCAAGACCCTTGTGGGATTTAATCCATTTTAAATCAATTCCTGTTTTCTTTTTATTCGGGAAAAATGCCGCTCCGGCAAATGCTATATTGTTACTAGCATCAACAGTTTCCCTATACGCTACTGCCTCCGCTGAAAAAACGTCAGTAAATAACATTATATCTCCTTTCTACCCCATAACTATTTGGGGTTAGCGATTATTTGTCTAAAAAAATAATCGGTATATTATTTAAGCCAATACTTCTGGTTCTTCTAACACAATTCTGCATCCAGATTTGGAAAGCTCTGTAATCAGAGCTAAGTCATAAGTTAAACTTGAGCTTTTTTGTGCTCTTGTAGTATTAACATATGCTTTTTTCAAAATTGCCTGTTGTGGGTGGGTTTCGTAAGTATCGTGAAGCAAAATTCCTACTGCCCCTGTCCACGGAGTAGTTTTTACTACTTGTCCATCTTTATCAATTGGCGTTCCGGCCTTCACTACAAGTCTCCCTGCCTCGTCTTTAGTCGAAACGTTAGAAAAGTCAATTGTATTTGAAATAGCTTCGAATTCTTTTCTATTTAAAATTTCTGTTTCCATGCTTACTGAAAGGCTGTCAACCTTCATATCTCCTCTAGCCATGTTTTTCCTCCTTTACATAAACTGTTTTAAAGCCTCCACATTTACGCCACCTGCACTTTTCTTAGCTAATTCCTTTGCCTTTTGAACAGCTAAGGATTCTTTTCCATCTCCGTGGCCCGCTTGAAGCTCAGGTCTTTGTGCGTAAAATTCTTGTTCGAGTTTAGTTTTTATAGAACCAATATGATTTGCTAAAGCTTCGAAAGCTTTCTCTGAATCTCCATTTGTTAAGGCTTCTGCAAAAGATTTTGCCACATCTTTGCTCATACCAATCTTGGCGTCCATGCAGCGTTCTGTGTATTCATTAACCTGCATTTTTGCTTCAAGTTCAGCAATTCTAGCATCTTTTGCTTCTTCTGCCTCTTTTTTTGCGATTGCTTCTTGTTCATTTGCCGATAAAGTAGAACGATATTTTTTTGTAATTTCTCCTTTTTCCTTTAGAGTCTTGTCCAAATTTGCTTTCAGCTTAGCGCTATTTGCCCTCTCCGCTGCAAGTTGCTGTACTAATTCATCAGTACTTAATTCGACTTCTGGGCCTTCTTCTGCTGAAGAATCTTTTTCTGATTCTCCCGAAAAAGCCCCGCCACCTGTTTCTACTTCTTCAGGCATGGTTTTAAATCGTGCATGACCAAAAACTCTGCTTTCTCCATAATGATTATTCATAAACTTCATATTGTTTCCTACCTTTCTGTGTTTTTTAATCGGCTTCTCTGCCAGCTTTTTTGTGTTTATACACTTCTCTGTGTTTTTTAATTTGTGTTTGATTAACGTCACTTCTCTGTGACACATATAACATTAATAATAGATAACACTACATCTGCAATTTATAATTTCAGAAGAATCCGCTCCCAGTGAAGCATCTCTTGGGTAATTTAATAGTGAATCTCCTACGACAAATGGATCATTTATTTTTACAATTTGCCCATCTGCTTTCTTGTGGTCTAACCTGGTATGTCCATCCATAATAGATACCCATCTTTTGTATGTTTTATTTTGCTGCATAGCTTCCTGATTACATTGAAAGCTTCTGACCGTATTACTTTCGTTTTCTGCAATAAATTTTGCTCTATCCAAAGAAAAATAATAAGGATTATTCGTGTTTTCTTTAGTGGATTCCGTCATCCTATCTGCTTGCATTGAAATATATTGTTCAAATTCTGAATCTGTCGTTGCGTAACCATCTATAGATTCTAGGTATTTTTTTACAAATTCTTTTTTCGCAAAATCCCAATTAAAAGAATTGTATTGTTGCATAGTAAAAAGTAAAATCATGACATATGTAAATTTTTCTTCCATGATTTGAGCCAAAGAAATTCGTTTCTTTTTTTCACTTTCAGTTAACTCCATTTCTCCAAAATACTTTTCATATGGCATAGACCTTTTTGCTTTTATCAATCTATTTAATTCGTCAAAAGATGCCGCCGGCAACATTTAATCACCGCCTTTTGAGTCTTGTTGAATAGCTGTTCCATCTAAAATTGGACTGTTAGAAATCTGGTCACTGTTATCTGCTGCCAATCTTTCGTTTGTATCGACATTTTCATCATCGTTTTGGGCAGTAGTAGATGAGATTTTGGATTGTTGAATAGCTTCAACTATTTCTTTGCTATCGTTCCAAACTTGTTCAACATCCGGAAACACTTCTGCTTCTTTAAGGACATGGCGCCCATTAAAACCAAGATTTATCATTTGAGCAACAAAATTAGCCTTATTAATCAAATCATAATTTCTTCTGCGATTAAAATGAAAATTCACGTCTGTAATGTGAACATTGCGAATAGGATGACCCATAGGCAAAACATTTTCGGGAACGAAAGTTATAGCTTTCAGAATCAATTTTAATTCTTCTCTTTTTCCGCGTTCTGTCATTTGCTGTTCTCTTCGCGCATCGAGCTCTGTTGCGCTCCATCCAGAAGACATATCTGTAGCAATTCCAGTTGAGCCACCGCCAGAGCTATCATATTGAATGGGAACTTTGCAATCCTGAAAAATTTCTGTTCGAAGGTTTTTTATTGCTGCCAATGTTCCAGAAGTATCAAAACTACTTGAAAGAGGTGCGATTTTGGCTACTTTGCCATCTGCGCTATATGTCAAAATCCAATCTCCAGATTTTGGCTTTATAGTTTCTCCTGTCTTTTCATCCTTTTTAAAATCAATGTTATCTCCCCACCACATTTCCTGTGTTCTTTGAGAAACGTCATTTGTGAAATCAGATAATAAAATATTGAGTGCATCCATTTTAGAAAGTTCTCGTTCAAAGCAACCAGTACGATCAAATGAACGCTCATACTCTACAATAGGCACTGCTTCCATTGGATTTTTTTCTTGTCTAATAACTTTTCCTGCTATAATTTCAAATCTCCATTTATCTGTAAAGCATGTAAAATAATTTTTTCCACCGGATTTACGAAAGCTTACCCCCATAAGCTTTTTTTCTCCCGGACCATTATGGTATACGCAAAAAGCATACCTAGAATCCAAAGAATATACATTCACTAAGGATTCCACGAATTTTTCATCTTTTAAAACCGGATTTGAAAAATCTGTTTTAATGTCAACCATCTTGTATCCAACGCCGCATATCTCCACAAATTCACCCATAGATTGGTCTTTATATGCAATGTTTTCTCCATTGCAAAGCATTTCATTTAGGCCAGAAATACCAGAGTCATCAATCGTTGCATTTGTTGCATGCATTTCTTTATCTCCGCGTTGAACTAGCATAATAGGATCACTCCAGTTATATCCTAATTTGAATTCTTTTACATAATTAGCCAAATTGCTATTCACGCGAACATCTATGTCTGATCTGATTTTTTTTTCTCTTTTTAACGGCTGTATACCTCTTTCATAATCAATCAGAAAATTTATCTCCAACACATTCATTCTGTGTTTAGCATAAGATTTCCCAAGCGCTTCAATGATGTTATCAGCCGTGATTTCTGAATAATCTGTATAAATTTTTTTTCGTCCTAATAATCTCACAAGCACTCTCCTATTATTTGCGTAAAATAAAAAGCGTTCAGACTTTCTGAACGCTTCGAAAATGTTTTTTGATTTATTACATATATTATTATATTACACATCTACATCTACTTTTAGTTCACATTTTCATTTTATCGAGCAAATAAAAGAAATACCTTCTTGCATCAAAAAATGCCGAGTAGCTTATCGGGATTTCCGCAACGCTTTGCAAATAATAGAATGATTGTTCATAGCAGGCGGATTTAATGATATATTCCCACAAATCAGGAGACGCTTCTTGTGCTGTCTCCTCAATTAATTTAACTTTTTCTTCCATCATTGCCCTTCGAATTGCTATATTGGCTGTCTCATCTACTTTTGCATTCGTCTTAGAAAAAGGCATTCCTGTGATGACCTGTGTTTTCGGAGAAATGACATCATTTCTTAACTCTTGCAAAAATTCTGGATATTGTTCGCAAAATCCTTTTAATTCCTTGTAACGTTTTTGGGAAATTCCATATTTTTTTAAAGTCCCATGCCGTCTTTTATCCATAACACCCTCCTATATTGGACTGCTCATAATCATTGTTTTTCTATGTTCGGGAACTGCAACATATTCTGCCATCATTGCCAAACTATCAGGTCCATCATCATGTAGTACTTTTGCTTTTGTTGTATATGTAGTTACATTTTCCATAAATAATCCATAATCTGATTTTGGCTTATATTGGCTGGGATGCAAAAAATAAAAATGTTTTTTAATATAATTTGAATTAACAAGAATCTTCGTCTCTTTATTTGCGCTAGTAAAAACCGGGTCAATTTCTGCTCTACATTTTCCATTTATTATTTTTTGCACATTATAAGCCACTCGATTTCCAGCATTGTTTGACTCAAAACGAATCATATGAGGATTATGTCTTATTAAAATATTTGCCGTTTTCTCGTCAAGAACTCCATA